CATAGTCGCATTTCGGAGGTTTTGGGGTAACCTTGAATTATGCCTAATCCAGCGAAGCCACTCGAGCAGAAAAGATTGCTCGGCAATCCCGGCCGTCGACCCCTGCCATCTCCATCCGAAACCATTGCGCTTGAGGCTGGCTGGGTAGAACCATTGCGTCCGTTGCAAGAAGCCGGCACGCAACTATGGGACTCAGTCTTCAGGGAAGGCGAGCTTTGGGTTAGTCGTCGCACTGACATTCACCTCCTACAAGTGACCTGCGAGCAGTTGGACCGTCGCGCCTATCTCAACGAGCTATGGCGTTCCAATCCAACGGACAAGAACTTGCTGATGAGGATAGCGGAAATTGAGAAGCTTGTGTCAAGTAATTTAGGAGTGCTTGGCTTCACCCCAAGCGACCGCTCGCGTTTGGGCCTAGCTGAAATCAAGGCGAAGTCTAAGTTGCAAGAACTGATGGAAAAGAATGGCTAAGACTTGGCCCCCTACTTGGCTCACTCCAATTCCGGAAGAGGAGATTCTTGCAGGGAAGGGCGACCTTGCAATTGAATTCATTCAGGCGTTTGGGATTATCACCAAGGACTCAATCGCAGGCTTGGCCGGTACGCCTCTAATCTTGCGCGACTGGCAGAAGGACCTTATTCGTCACCTCTACGCCGGAGACGGTCAAGGCAACTTCAGCAGACAAGTCAACCTCGTGGGTTTGCCCAGAAAATCCGGCAAGTCCGCCGTCGGCTCTAGCTTGGCCATCTTCGATTTATTCTTCGGCCCTAAAGGTGGCGAGGTCTACTCCTGCGCGGCAGAGAAGGAGCAGGCACGCATCGTCTTCAGCTCGGCGAAGAAGATGATTGAGGCGCACGAAGAGCTGAGTACCATGACCAAGCTTTATCGAGATGCCATCGAAGTCCCGTCCACCGGTTCCGTCTACCGCGTTCTTTCCGCAGAGGCTTACTCGAAGGAGGGCCTAAACAGCTCCTCAGTCTGGCTGGACGAGGCACACGCTCTCCCGGACCGCACCCTTTACGACGTCATGGCCCTTTCCATGGGAGCGCGAGGCAAGAAGGCTCACCTTGTCGCAATCACGACCGCAGGCCGTCGCTCGGACTCCACCGGTAACGACTCAATCGCCTACACGCTCTACCAGACCGGACAGCGCATAGCGAATGGCGAGCAGAAGCCCTCTATGTTCATGGCGTGGTGGGAAGCACCCAAGGAGGCCGACCACCGCGACCCTAAGACTTGGGAGCTAGCCTCTCCGGGCTACGGCGACATTTGTTCGGCTGATGACTACGCAACTGCGGTCCAGCTCACCCCAGAGGCCGAGTTCAAGACCAAGCGTTTGAACATTTGGACCAACACCAAGAGCGCGTGGCTCCCGGCCGGAGCGTGGCAGTCAATCGAAGAAGAGTTTGAACCAGACCCCGAAGCAGAGTACGTCTTGGGCTTTGACGGCTCGTGGAAGAACGACTCGACCGCTTTGGTAGCCGTGCAACTGCCGAAGGACGAGAACGACGTGTACCGGGCGTACAAGGTTGCCGCTTGGGAAAAGGACTTCGCTATCGACGACGACTCATGGATAGTCGACAAGAAGGAAGTGGCGAAGGCCGTCATGGACTTCTTTGACACTCACCCTAACTGCCGAGAGCTTGCTTGTGACCCGACGTACTGGGAGGACGAAATGTTCCAATGGGCCGACTACGGAATGCCGGTGGTCGAATACAAGAACACCTTGGCCCGAACCGTCCCAGCGACAGCCAAGCTTTACGAGGCGGTCATGAACAAAAAGCTTCGAGTGATGCCAGACGGCGCACTCTCAAGACACATAGACAACTGCATTCTCAAGATTGACGGACAACGAGGTGGTCGCATTACGAAGGACTACCGCAACCCCAAGCTCAAAATCGACTTGGCGATTGCTCTGATGATGGCGTACGACCGTGCTAGCGTTAGAATGGAAGAAGCGTTAGTGCCTCAAGTTTTCGTATAGGCGGTAGATTTTGGCAAGTTTTTGGGACAGAGTTTTCAACCGACGAGCGGTGTCCTTCCAGTCCATTTGGGGAGCTGGCGATGACCTCGTCTCCATCGGTACGCAGTCTGCAACTATTGTCGACTCCAAGACCGCTCTTCAGATAAACGCCGTTTACGCGGCAGTCTCTCTGATTAGCGACACCGTTTCATCCCTTCCAGTGGACGCCTACGTCCGCAGAGATGGCGCACGCTATCCTTTCCGTCCGGCTCCGGACTGGGTTTACAAGCCAGACGTCGATACAACTAAAGAGGCATTTTGGGGTGCGGTAATCGTCTCCATGCTTATCGACGGCAACGCCTACGTCAGAATCTTCTCCAACGAGTCTGGCCAGATTGTCAACATGAGTGTCTTGAACCCTCATGAGGTCGAGCCAATTCGTAACGGCCTTGGACAGCTTATGTTCAAGCACGAGAAGATGGACAGGCTTCTTTCATCGGATGAGGTCGTGTTCATCCCGGACGTTGTTCGTCCCGGACACGTCAAAGGCGTGTCAAGGGTGGACGCTCTCAAAAATAATTTTGGACTCGCTATTGCGCTGGAGAACTACGCCGCTCGATTCTTTGGAAACGGAACTCACACTTCAGGCGTAATCGAGTTCCCGGGCAACCTTACAGCGGAGCAGGCCAGCCAGCTTCAGCTAGCGTTTGACAGCCGTCACCGCGGTTGGCAGAGGTCTCACAAGACTGCCGTGCTTTCCGGTGGAGCCAAGTACACGCCGACGACTTCGGAGAACGACAAGGCTCAGTTCATCGAGGCACGCAAGTTTGCAGTCGAAGAAATTGCTCGAGCCTTCCGAGTACCTCCAAGCATGATGGCAATTGAGGGTAGCTACACCTATTCTTCGGTGGAGCAACAGAATTTGGCGATGGTCACCCACTGCCTTCGTCCAATCATCCAAAAGCTCGAGAGCGCATTCTCTCCGCTTATGTCTCGCACTCAAGGCGGCGAGAACGCCTTTATCAAGTTCAACCTTGACGGATTGCTACGCGCTGACATTGAGAATCGCATGACCGCTTACTCGACTGGTCTTCAGGCCGGTTTCTTGACCGTGAACGACGTTCGTCGCCTCGAGGACCTACGACCAATCAACGACCCAAGCGCAGACCAGCCTCGAGTTCCGCTTGCCAACGTAAACATTGACGCCGCCGACCTAGTGGCAACCGACAAACGGGTCTCTATGGCCTCCAAGCTCGTTCTAGCAGGCTATGACCCAGCCGAGGTCCTATCCGCTATGGGCTTGCCTGAAATCCCTCACACGGGCGTTCCAAGTGTCCAGCTACAAGGACTCCAAAATCTAAACCCCGAGGACCCAACGGGCGAATACGAGGTCTAAATGCCACTAACGCAAGCGCACTACACACTTGGTAATGCAACCCCGACTAAGGTCTGCCCTGCTGACACACAGCCTCAGACGGTTTGGCTACACAACGCCGAACACGCGCAGTCCGACGAGGTGTTTATCGGCAACGCGGCAGTCACCACCGCAAACGGAATGCACATTCACTCTGACGAGACTTTCAAAATCGACCTTGACCCCGGCACTGACCTATGGGCAATTTCGGACACTGACGGGTCAATACTTCACGTCATGAGGATTACGCAAGACTGATGCCGTATTACATAACAGACGAATCTCCTGACTGCCCAAGCTGGGCGGTCGTCAAGGAGGATGGCGAGGTTTTGGCCTGCCATGACACCAAGGAAAGCGCGACGGACCAGATGGTCGCAGTCTCAATAGCAGAAGGAATGGAACCCGGTGGCACTTATACCAGACAAGAACGGGATACCGAAGAGCGTGAACTCCCCGACAACTACCGACCTGCCCTTGCAGAAGACGTCCCCGAAGGCCGAGCCTGCGGTAACTGCCTCTTCTACGACGAAAGCCGAGTCAACGAAGCCGGAGACAAAGCTTGGTGCGAACGCTGGGACGACTACGTCGCAGGCGACTACTACTGCAACGCATGGGAGTCCAAAGAAGAAGACCGGTCGGAAGTAACCGACAACCCTGAAACAGAAAACAGAGAAGTTAACCTAACCCCACCTGCCTACATGAGAGCCGCCGCTCGCAGGGGACTTCAGTATTACAGAGAAGGCTATGGTGGGGATGGCTTGGTTGATAGAACGATTCGTGAAGCTCGTGCGATGGCACGGGGTTCTGTTTCTGCTGAGAAGTGGGTTAGGCTTCGGGCTTGGATTGCTCGTCACTTGGTTGATTTGGACAGTCCCTCCGCCAGACCTGATTCGGACGATTATCCTAGTGCTGGTGTAGTGGCACATTTACTTTGGGGAAGCGGCCCCTCAAAAGCCGCCGCACGTCGAGCGTTGGCCTACGCCGAAGGTGTAGTTAGTAGAATAGAAGCTGAGAATGAAGGCCGAGCGAAAGGCGAAGCATTGTCCAAAATGGAAACTCGAGTCATGTCGACCGACTTCGAGGTCCGTGAAGAAGCGGAGGGCATGACCCTGACTGGGTATGCCGCTAAGTTCAACGAACCCTCCGAGCCGCTACCGTTCACCGAGCGCATTGCGCCGGGAGCGTTCAAGCGTTCACTGAAGTCTCGCAATGACATAAAGCTACTCTGGAATCACGACTCCTCCAAAGTTCTTGGAAGCACTCGTGCCGGAACTCTGTCACTGACCGAAGACAGCGTCGGACTACGCGTCTCGGCTATCCTCCCAGACAATTCTTGGGGACGTGATGCAAAGGTTTCAATCGCGAGAGGCGACGTCACTGGTTGGTCTTTTGGATTCACCGTGCCACAGGGCGGAGACTCATGGAGCGAAGACGGTTCCGAGAGAACCCTAAACTCAGTTAGATTGTTGGAGACCTCCGTTGGAGTTGCCTTCCCAGCGTATTCTTCAACAAACGGAACCGCGCAGGTTCGAGGACTAGACAAGATTGCAAAGCGTGCGGAGGTCGATGCCGATGCCCTAGCCGATGCAATGATAAAGCTGGAAGAGGGAAGTGAGATTACGGCTGAGGAGCAGGAAATCCTAAGTCGCGTAATTGACGAACTTTCCCCGAAGGCTGAAGAAGCTCCGACCCCGGAGCCGACCGGAGATGTTGCGATGCTAGCTCTCAAGAAGAAGAAGCTAGAACTGCTTATGAAAGGGCTATAAATGGCAACCAAAGATGAAATCAAAAAGGTCATCCTTGAGGTGGCTGGCAACCCTGAGTCTGGAGTTGTACGCGAGTACGCAGACAAGTGGGCAGAAGCCATCGCCTCGCTAGGGACAGACAAGCCTTTCAAAGCCAACGCCAAAGATGGCGACGGCGACGGAAAGGTTCAGGACGGCACTCCATTCGAGAGGCCAGCAAAAGAGACTCGTGTAACCAAGCCGGCAGAAACTCGATAGCCGCCAAGCTTCAGGTCTCTCCTCCCCGGTTCCTCTTTCGGCCGGGGAGGTTCTCTTTTTGGGATGAACACTTGTTCGAATCACACCTCTCATGGTCAAAAATGCTCAATTCAGACTTGCCTCTAAACGGCCGTAGAATCGTTTCTAACGGCTTTTGACCCCATTTCAGCCATAACCACAAGCGGTATTTCGCGAAAATCGAATCTGAGCGATTTGCTATGTCTTGCCCAGCAATGACGCGTGCGAACATTCGTTCGAAAAAATTGACCTCCGTTACCAATTTGTTATAAATAATTTGTGCTAAATGCTTGCGAAGTGTTGCTAGTTGTGCTAAGAATGTACTACCAACAAAAGTTGGGAACAAGGAAAGGAAACACAATGGTAGACGCAAAAACCAAGGCAATGCTTTTCAACGAGATTGCTAATGAGGTAGACCAAGACGGATGGTACAAACAGCAGTTCGCGATACTGACTAGCTTGGAAAGGTTCTGGCACGAACCCGGCATGGCCAAGTACATCATGAACAAGGAAGAGCAACTCAAGGAAGAACGCTTGGCCACAATCCGCGGACTGGTCGAATACGAAATTTCAAAGATGGAAGACAACTAAGGAGAGAGAAATGCCAACAGTAATCAAGACCAAGGTCTTCAATAAGCTCAAGGCCGACGGAGCTAAGTGGGAGTGGGAGACCAACGAGGTCTTCAGCGCGTGGCTCCCAGAAGGCAAGGTCTGGTCCGGTTACAACACCGGGACTGTCACCCAGACGCTCGAGCCGAACGAGGGCATGGGTAGTTTCTGGGACGGCGTCTACACCGTCATCATGAACGAGGTCATCGACGAGGACTGACCCCCTGACCTGAGCAAGTCACAAAACTGCTCACCCGACACACCCAAAAAATTTTTTGCAAAAATACTTGACACGTTGTGACAACTTGTGTATTGTTAGTAACAACAGAGGCAACCGCCTCTCAAAAGGAAAGGAAACAAAATGCAGAAAGTGAAGATGGTTCCAACTGAGGCCATGAAGGAAGTTATGAATCAGGCCAGCATCGAAAACAGGGTTCACTGGTACGACGCTGACGTAATTGAGGCTAAGGAAATGTTTGGTCGCCTAGAGGTAGGACACATTTACTGCGCTATAACGGGACAGTACTACATCGCAAGGGCTGAGAACAAGCTCGAGCTAATTGCAGATTACTCGTACAGGA